TGGAAAGCGCGAGCGCGTGAATGACGGTCAAGCCATGACGGGAGTCCCCGACGATGGCGACGTGGCTGATGTCGCCGGTCCAGCGCATCGCCACCACGTCACCGGGGGCGAGGTCTTTCACCGGATCGCCGAAGTGGCGGATCAGTGCATCCCGCAACGCAGGCAGCCCCGGCACGGGCGTGCGCGGATAGGTGAGGTCGTCCTCCGTTTCACGCCCCACGGCTTGCAGGCACGCCTGCACCAGCCCCACGCAATCAATCCCGTCGCGCGAGCGGCCCCGGTGCTTGAAAGGCACGTCCACGAAACTGCGGGCGTGCGCCACCAGCGCCGCGCGTTCCGCAGCGTTGAGCGGGGCGACAAGGCGCATCAGTAGTAGAAGGTGTTGTTAGTGATCGACTGGCCGGACGCGGCGGTCACGATGACCAGATCGCGGGTTTCGGTCGGCAGGCCGGAGGCGAGGAGATGCGCGGTGTTGGCGGAATTGATGCCGTTGCGCGTGTAGTTGTTCTTGAAGGTGTTGCCGGTGATCGTGAGGTTCGTCACCGAGGTCGAGCGCAGGCCCGTCGCGGAGTTGTAGGAAATCTCGTTGTTCTCCACCGTCACGTTGCTGGCGCTAATCATCACCACGCCGTTGGACAGGTTGCCGGTGGTCGTGCTGCCGCCAACGGTGCAGCCGGTGATCGTGATGTCATCCAGCGTGGCGGTCACGCCCGACCGCTTGAGGATGTTGATGCCGTACTTGGCGTTCAGCTCGAACTTGCAGTTCTGGATGGTGATGTGCTGGCAGGTGTCGCCGTTCTCGGGCTCGATGTCGATGCCGCACTCGGGCGACGTGCCGTTGGTGTTGCGGAACGTGCAGTCCGTGGCCGTGATGTTGGTGCCCGCGACAATCGACAGGCCCTGCCGGCGGTTGTTGTTGGTGAGGACGTTATCGAGAATCACGTCATCGCAGCCGCCGCCGATGGACATGCCATCGCCCACCGCGTCCTTCAACGTGATGTCGCGGATGGTGACGGCGGTCGAGTTGCCGCAGGAGATGCAGTGGCCCCACTCGGAGGTCGTGCCGACAATCGGGCTCCACAGCGGGCGGTAGCCTTGGATCGTGCCGCCCGAAATCTCTACGTTCGACTTGCCCGAGATCCACACAACGTACTTGTGGTCGAGCGCGGTGTATTTGGACTTCAGGACCGTGCCGGCCGAGAGCTTCAGCAGCATGTTGCTGGCCGGCAGCACCGAGACGGTGGGGTCGATCAGGTACGTGCCGTCCGGAATGACGACCGTGCCGCCGTCGCCGGGTAGCGAGGCAATGGCCGCGTTGATCGCCGCCGTGGCATCGGTAGCGCCATCGCCGTAGGTGCTGGAGACGGTGACGACCGTCGCGCCGCGCGTGCGCGTCGTCGGGTCGGTATCGCCGGTTTGCGGAGGCGTGCCACCGCTATCGGCGGGCGGCGTCGAAACGTTCGTTTCCTCGCCTGTGCCGGAGTAGCGGCCGGTGAGCCCCGCGCCGGGGACCAAGAGCTTGGTCGCTTCCGCCACGGGCATGTGCGGCATACCCCGGAAGTGATCGACCCACTCGTCCGCAAACCACGTCCGGCAACTGTTGTCGCCCTGGTGCAGCTTGGAGCAGCCGGGGCGCGCGTCGAACGTGTCCCCGATCGCCATCGGATTGGTGAAGGGGAACTGGAGCACGAACTGGCCGGCACTGAACGACTCGATCTCGCGCGTCTGCCCGAGGTTCGCGCCGCCCGTGCAGGTCACGACGCCATACTTGAAGTAGTCGTCGTCCTGCGTCAGCGTCGAATCGCTGAACACCAGGTCCGGCTCGTCAGCGTCCACCGCTGTCACGGTGCGGCTCGTCACCCACAACGGCCCCAGATCCTTGCCGCAGGGCTTGCGTTCCTCCACCACCCCGCCGCCCGTGCCGATGGGCTGGGAGCCGAACTTCGCCGGGCAGGTCAGCGAGTAGAGCCGGGCGACCGTCTGCTTCAGTTGTTGGGAGAGCGAGCGCTCCTCGGGGATCAGGACGCTCTCGTTGTATTTCCACTTCGCCTCGCCGAGCGTGCCGCCGTTGCGGATCTCATGCCCGGCGGCGAGGTTTTCGTAGTCCACTTCGTAGACGACGAACGGCACCTTGTCGAGATAGCCGGCATCGACCTCTTCCTTGGTGACGCCCTCCAACTGGTGCGTCACCAATGGCGCGAACATCTGCCCTTCGGCGTTGTCCACGCCAAGGTCCGCCGAGGACACCAGCGCGGAGGCTTCGTAGCCGATGCGCGCCACGTAGGTGGCAGGCCCGGTGCCGTCGTCATAGACGACATCCGCGTCCAGCGAGCATTGATAGCGGTACGTGCCATCCGGCAGCGGGCCGATCTTGCGCAGCAGGCAGAGCGTGGAGCTGGAGGACGCCTTGCTGGTGGCGAGCGCCAGCGGGATGGTTTTCATTCGCCGAAGACCTCGACCAGCTCGCACACCACTTCCGCGATGTCGCGGTGGGGCAACACGAACTCGATGTCGTCCGAGGCGAAGCGAACGGGCACCAGGAACTCGCCCGTCCACGTCAGCGCAGCCCCACCCGTCCATGCGGTCGTCGGAGTAAACAACCCCGTGGCCTCGTCCAGAGAGCCTTCCTTCGCTACACCGTTCTGGTAGACCGTCACCGTGGAGGCGACGGGTTTGGTGATCGTGCGGGTGTAGGTTTCCGTGCCGTAGGTGTAGGTCTTGACCAACTGCACGGCGGTGGAACCGGAGGGGGCGGTGCCGAGCGATTGCGCAGTGACGCTGTAGTCGTTCCAGTCCTTGAACAAGAAGCCGTACAGCGAGCCACGCGCCGCATGGGCGAGGTTCAGCAACTCGGCGCGCATGTCGGGCGTCCAGCCGGCCGTGCGTGCGGTAAATCGGCGCTTGGGATTGAGCCAGTTGGCGTTGCGGCGCTCGTAGCCGGTTTTCAGCTCGACCACGCGCGTGGAAAAGCCCACGACAGCCGAGAACCCCGCCTCTACCTTCGCAGAGAGGCGGGTCGCGATGATCGTCATTTAGCGATTCCGGGAGGACGCGCGGTTCTGTTCGCGGGCGGTCGCCTGCGCGAATTGGGAGGCGGTGCGGGAGTCGATGCGGCCCTGCACGTAGACCGTCTGCTGGACGACGGTCGGGCCTGTGCGTTGCGGTTCGTTCGCCGCTTCCATCCGCACGCCGAGCTTGCCGTCAGGACCGCGATGCAATGGCAGGATGGCTTCGGGGCCGGCTTCGCCCATCAAGCCCAAGCGACCACCGGACATGCCAAAGTTGGTCGGGCTGGAGACGACGCCGCCATAGGCGAACTTCTGCACGCCGTTCTCGAATGCGCCGCCGTTGGCGTACCACTGTTCGCCGCCACCACTGGAGAACAGCGAGAACAGCGAGTCGATCCAGCTTCCGCTGCCGCCCGTGGTGGCGCCGCCGCTGATGCCTTGTCCCGCTCCGGCCGCTGCCAAGGCCGACGCCGATGCACTCAGGGCCGCCGCTGCGCCATACAACGGCGTCGCGGACGCTGCGAGCTGCCCTGCTGCACCGGACAAGGCGCTGGCCGAGGAATCGCCCTGCTCGCCCGTCAGACCCGGCAGGAACTTCTGCGCCAGCTTGCTGAGCTGCTGACGGACCACGAACCGGGTGATCTCGGCCGCGATGCCGTCGAAAAAGCCTTTCCAGTCCGCCTTGCCCTTGGTGAAGAAGTCAACGAAGACATCCTCCAGACCATGCAGGGCATCCGAGAAGATGCCGTAGGTCTGCCCTGCCACGTCATTGGCGGCGTCCGCGTAATCGGTGAATGCCTTGATCGCGCCGTTCGACCAGTTCGCCTGCGCCTCGCTCATGGCCTTGTAGCCATCGCGGACGGCCTGCACCTGACGCTGCACGGAGGCTTCCAGTGCGGCGGCCTGCTTGTCGTACAGGTCGGCATTGGCCGGATCGGCATCGCGGGCGCGGGCCAGTTCCAGCAGCTCCTTCGACTGCTGCCGCAGAATCTGGTTGATCCGCGAGCGCATCTCGAACTCGCGCTCGCCCATCGAGATGCGGAGGACTTGGTTGTCCAGTTCGTCGTGGAGCGTGTCTTCCGTCTGCTTGAGCGCGTCGTTGTAGGAGGTCAGCAACTGCTGGCGCTGTTTGAGCTGCGCGGCCTCCTGAATGTTCAGGACTTCCAGCTTGGTCGCGCCATCGGCGCGGACCTTCGCCAGTTCGGCTTCCTTCTGCGCGATCTGCGTCGCGTTCTCGATGGACACCTTGCCCTTGACGTTGCGGGCCCCGAGCGCGGCGATCTCGCCTTCCAGCGCCTTGACCTGCACGTCCGTGTTTTCTTGGGCGAGGCGCTTCTGTTCCTTGTAGTAGGCCGCCACCGTGATGTTGCGGGCCGCATAGTTCGCCTCCAGCAGTTGCGTCTGGTTGGCGATCAGGCCCTGTTCTTTCTTGAGCTGATCCTCGAACGCCTGAATGGCATTCTTTGACGTAGCCGATTCAATGCCCGCGCCGGAGTTGCCTTTCTTCTGGCTTTCGGCGTAGCGGGCTCGGGCGTTGGCCACGGCCGTCTCGATGGCAAGCTGGGACTTGCCCGCCGCGAGCCCCTTCTCGCGGATGTCCTTGATCTCGTTTTCGAGCTTCTCGCGCTTGCTGAGGTTGCTCAGGGCGAGCCGGTCAAATTCCTGCTGCGCTTCTTCGCGGGTGTGAATCTTGGAGGCGTCCGCCGCGCCGCTCCCGTCCGTGACATTGGAGAAGGTCGGGCGGGACGCGCGCTTGGCGGCGTCAATGGTCGAATTGAGGACATCCAACTGCGCGTTGCCGAAGATGTTGCCCGGCAAAGCCGCCGCCACGTTGCCCACGGACCGCAGCATCTTCTCGTGGGTAAGGACGAAGTTGCGGATGCCCTCGTCCGCGCCACGGAAGAACCCGACGATGGCGTCGAGGTCTTGCTTGGCCTCGACCGAAATGGTGTGCAGCACGCCGCCGAGCAGCGACATCTGTTGCGCCGCCTGTGGAGCGCGCGAGTTGATGCCATCGAACAGCGCCTTGAATGCAAGGTCCGTGGCCCCTGCGGTGTCGCCCTGCTCCTTGAGCTTGGCGATTTCCTCGGCCTGGGCTTGCGTCAGGAAGCGGACGACGTTAGTGCCGTCACCAATCGCGTCGTTGAGCTTGAGGATGCCGTCGAGCGGATCGCCCTTGAGCGAGGCGAAGTCCTGCACCGTCTTTTCGATCGACTGGCCGGTCGCCTGCTGCATTTCGACGGCCGCCTGCGCGACCATCTGCATCTGCTTGGCGGTGAATTGACCGGAGGCCGCCACCTTCGCCAGCGCCTCGGACACCTTGCCCTGCGTGGCGTCGGTCGTGTTCGCAATCGAGGCGGCAACGCCTTCCAACTGCTGTCGCGTCAGCCCGGCCGCATTGCCCGACAGAATGAGCGCCTTGTTGAACGCCTCGGCCTCGTCGTTGGCCTTGTTCCATGCCACGCCCAACCCGACAACTGCTGCCGCCGTGAGGGTGAACGGGTTGATGAGGCCGGCAACCGCGCCACCAACGGCACGGATGGCCGGCACGATGCCGCCGAACATGTCCTTCAACTGACCGCCCTGCTGGAGCAGGATGTTGATCGGACGCTGGCCGGTGGCAAGGCCGGTGAAGATGTCAGTGAGCTGTGCCGGTACTCCGCGCAAGGCAGCGGCGGTCTGCTTGGCGCTCATGCCATAGGCATCCAGCGCGCGGCCACTGCTGTTCACCTTGGCGACTTGCTGATCGAAGATCGACAGCAGGCGCTTCTGTACGTCACCCGTGGTCTGCGTCTCGATCCGGTAGCGGATCTGCTCCTCGCGGGTCAGCCCGTAGGTGCGGGCCAGCTTCTCCAGCGAGTTGATCTGGCGCTTCGTGTTCTGCTCAACCGCGTTGGCCGAACCGCGAATCGCATCGGCCGTGCTTTTGGCCGCCGCGTTGGTCTTGGCGATGCCATCGGCCGCGACCTTCGCGGACTGCTGCGTCGCCCGCCCAAGGTCCGTCGTGGCCTTCTTGGCCGCCTCCACGCCGACGACAAACTCGGACGTGTCCGCCACCAGATCTAGGCGGGCAGTGCCGATGCTCTCTTCGGTCATGGGGCTCTCAAAAAGGAAAAACCGGCGCTAGGCCGGCTTGGGGTCGTGGAGGTCGAGTACGGCCTGCTCGATCACGCGGATGCGGTCGAATAGGTCGTCGTACTCATCGCGGGTGAGCCCGCGCCTATCCAGTTCGTGCAGCAGGACGTTGTAGTCCAGCCCGGTGGGGCCGGAGAAACCGTGCCGCCACTGGTGAATCAGGTACGTGCGGTAGAAATCAAGCGCCGGCCAGTTTTCCTCCCACAGCTCGCAGAACCACTTCTTCTCGGCAACGTCGTAAAAGATGCCGTCGGGATTGGGTGTCGTGCATTCTTCCGGCGTAAGCCCCGCCTGCTCTAGATCCGCAGGCTTGGGGAACCCTCCGTAGAGGGCACGCACGGCACCTATCAGTTTCCCTTGCGGGACACCACCAGGGCATCGCCGTAGGCGTTGATGATTGCCATGAGCGCCCCAGGCTGATGCTCGTCCAGCGCCTTGATGGCCTCGATTGAAACGGCCATGTCGGCGTTCCACTTCTCGATGACGCTAGCCAGCGCGTCCTCTGGCTTTAGCTTTTCTTCGCGCACATCGTTGACCAACTGGAGGTAGCCAGAGCGGGTCAGGTGCTTGAACGTCAACTCCAGCACTTGCTCGCGGCCCTGCCCGGTGAGGGTCAGCTTCGCGTCAATCGTGGGGTTGGCTTGGATCTTGAACATTGTGTTGCTCCTTCAGGAAAAAGGGAGGCCCAATGCACCGGGCCTCCCCGGTCCATTAGGTGCTGTAGCGCACGGCTTCGTTCAGATGCGACAGCGAGATGCGCGCCTTCTGCACGTCGTTGACGTTCATCTGCGGCACCTTGTCGGCCGAGATGTAGCTGTAGAACAGCGACTTGCCGCTATTGGCCGCCGTGATGCGGACCGCGTAAGCGGTGCGGCTGTCGTTGGCGGTCATGAACGCCTGGAAGCCCGCGAGCGTCGGGTCGTCGCCAACCTCGATGTCGAGGCCGCCGCCGCTCTTGACGGTCGGGATGCGGACTTCGCGGTCGCCTTCCAGCGGCTGGTAGGTCGCGTACTGCTGTTCGCCGCCCTGCGAGCTGACCGACAGCACCTGCGTGAGCTGGGTCCATGTCGTGACCTTCTTGACCGAACCCGTACCCGAGCCGGCCGCGTAGACGGTCGTGTCGCTGGTGTTGCTGCCTTCCAGCTCGAACGTGTTGGCGGTGACGTTGGCGACGCGCCACACCTTGTCGGTGACGCGGGACCAGCCCGAGGTCACGATGATGTAGT